CCGTGCTGTTTGTGGTGAAGGTTGGCCCTGACGCCTACAAAGACGCTACCCGCTTCCCCAGCGGTCCTAGCTGCAAGGAAGGTGACTTTGTCATCGTCCGCCCCAATTCAGGTACCCGCCTGAAGATTCACGGTCGTGAGTTCCGGATCATCAACGACGACAGCGTCGAAGCTGTCATTCAAGACCCGCGTGGCGTACAGAGGGCATGACCATGGACAAGGAAGAGTTCAAGTTCCCGGACGAAGTCCAGGTGAACACCAAGGAAGAGAAGGTCGATTTCGAGATCGCTGGTGATACCGAAGTCGAAGTGGTGGACGATACGCCTGAGGCGGATCGTGGCCGTACTCCCATGAAGGAGGCTCCGGCAGAAGTCACCGATGACGAGCTGTCGAAGTACAGTGAAGGCGTCAAGCAGCGCATCCAGCACTTCTCCAAGGGGTATCACGAAGAGCGTCGGGCCAAGGAGTTGGCGCTGCGCGAGCGTGAGGAGGCGTTGCGGCTGGCGCAGAACCTCATGGAGGAGAACAAGAAGCTCCAGGGGACGCTGGGTCAGGGACAGCAGGCACTGATCGAGCACGCGAAGAAAATCGCCGCGTCGGAGGCTGAGGAGGCCAAGCGCAGGTTCAAGCAGGCGTACGAGGCAGGTGATCCGGACGCGCTGACTGCTGCGCAGGAGGAATTGACTGCAGCGAAGATCAAAGCGGATCGGCTGAGTAATTTCAAACCGGCACCTTTACAGCCTCAGAAAAATGAGGTACAAACTGCCCCGTCGCAGCCTGAGACTGCCAATCAGACTCCCGTAGATCCGAAAGCCCGTGCGTGGAAAGAATCCAATCCGTGGTTTGGGGTAGACGAGGAAATGACGGGCATGGCTCTGGGCATGCACCAAAAGCTTGTGAAGAGCGGAGTCAACCCGACCAGTGACGAGTATTACGAGAAGATCGATGCTCGCTTGCGTTCAGTGTTTCCCGACGCGTTCCCCTCGGAGAAGCCTGCCAAGAAGTCCAGTGTCGTGGCTCCTGCCACGCGTAGCACCGCGCCCAAAAAGATCGTGCTGACGCAGTCACAAGTGAACATCGCCAAGCGTCTTGGGCTTACTCCCGAACAGTACGCCCGGGCCGTAGCGGATCAGATGAGGAAAGACAATGGCTGACCAACGAATCTCCCGCGAAGCGGAATCTCGCGCCAAGACAGAGCGGCTCCAGACCTGGAGGCCCGCTGAACTGCTACCGGACCCGACGCCTGCGCCTGGGTACGTGTATCGTTGGATTCGTGCCAGCACCTTGGGCGCCGCCGACCCGAGGAACATCTCCTCCAAGTTCCGCGAAGGCTGGGAGCCTGTCAAGGTCTCGGACCATCCTGAACTTCAGCACCTGTGCGACGAGAAATCGCGCATCCCCGGTACGCTGGAAGTCGGTGGGCTGATTCTTTGCCGAACCCCTAAAGAACTCGTTGATCAACGGAATGCCTTCTACACCGGACAGGCGACGGGGCAGATGGAGTCTGTGGACAACACCTTCATGCGCGAGAACGATCCCCGGATGCCGCTGTTCAAGCAGCGTCGTTCCGAAGTGTCGTTCGGACGCGGTCAATGATTCAGGAGTGACACATGTCCTACCCCTCTGTTGATCGGCCTTACGGCCTGATTCCGCAGAACCTGATCGGCGGGCAACCGTTCGCCGGTTCGACGCGGATGATCCCGATTGCCTCTGGCTACACCACTGGTGTGTCTGGCGGCGGTCTTTTCTTCGGTGACCCGGTGAAGTTCACCAACACCGGCACGCTGATCACCTCTGGTCTGGCGTACAACACGGCTGCGGCGGAGACGGGCGGCACGCTCGGCATCTTCCTGGGCTGTGAGTACAGCCCTGCTGGTGGCCCGATCTACGGCAAGATCCGCTCTCAGTACTGGGCCAACGGCACCGTTGCCCCGGACGCTGTGGCCTACGTCTGCGATGACCCCGACGTCATCATGAAGGCGGCGGTCATCAGCTACAGCAGCGGCTCGACCATCACTGCCGGCGCGGTTAGCGCTCTGTCGCTGGGCACGAACGTGTCCACGATGGCGACCAACACCGCCAACACGGGTGTGAACGCCAACACGGCGGGCAACTCCAACGTCGGCGTGATGGGCGGCTCGGGCAACGCTCGCCTGCTGACCACGACCCCGTTCCGCATCGTTCAACTGGTGGAAGACACCAAGCTGACGACGCAGTCCACGGGCACCACGACCAACGCCAGCACGGCGGTCACCCTGGCTGCTGCCAACGCTGATGTTCGCACGGGCATGCTCGTGACGGGCACCGGCATCGCGGCAGGCACGGTGGTGGCTGCGGTCTCGGGCACCTCGGTCACCCTTTCGGCCAACGCCACCGCATCGGGCACCGTGACGCTGACCTTCGTCGGCTACCCGGAAGTGCTGCTGAAGTGGAACTTCGGCTACCACGCCTACCAAGTCGCTGTGGCGATCTGAGGAGACTGAATCATGGCAATTTCTCGTGCCCAGCTCCTCAAGGAGCTTCTCCCCGGTCTGAACGCTCTGTTCGGTCTGGAGTACAAGCGCTACGGCGAAGAGCACAAGGAGATCTACGAAACGGAGACCTCCGACCGCTCGTTTGAAGAGGAGACCAAGCTCTCCGGCTTCAGCGCCGCTCCGGTGAAGAACGAAGGCCAAGCCATCTCCTACGACAACGCGCAGGAAGCCTGGACCGCTCGTTACAACCACGAGACCATCGCTATGGGCTTCTCCATCACCGAAGAGGCGATGGAAGACAACCTGTACGACAGTCTGTCGGGACGGTACACCAAGGCCCTCGCCCGGGCAATGGCGTACACCAAGCAGGTCAAGGCCGCTGCCATCCTGAACAACGGCTTCAATGCCGCCGTGACCTACGGCGACGGCCAAGCCCTGTTCAGCACCGCTCACCCGCTGGTGTCTGGTGGCACGAACAGCAACCGTCCTTCGACGAATGCTGACCTGAACGAAACGTCCCTCGAAGCGGCTGTGATCCAGATCGCTGGTTGGACGGACGAGCGTGGTCTGCTCATCGCCGCCAAGCCCCGCAAGCTGATCGTGCCCCCGGCGCTCCAGTTCGTTGCTACGCGTCTGTTGGAGACCAACCTCCGTGTTGGCACCACCGACAACGACATCAACGCCCTGAAGAACAACGGGTCGGTGCCGGAAGGCTACACCATCAACCACTGGTTGACGGACACCAACGCGTGGTTCCTGACGACGGACGTTCCGAACGGTCTGAAGCATTTCGTGCGGGTGCCCCTGGCAACCAGCATGGACGCCGACTTCGACACCGGCAACAGCCGCTACAAGGCGCGTGAGAGGTATTCTTTCGGAGTGAGTGATCCTTTGGGCGCATTCGGCTCGCCGGGCGCGTAACCCAACAAAATCAAGCACTTACGTTTGGTTGAGGGCCCTTCGGGGCCCTTTTTATTTGCCTGTTGACACACGGCGTGTGGTTGGCGTATCATTGCGGTTCAGACGTTTTGTAACGGAGATCACATGAAGAAGCCAGTCATCTACAAGATCCGCAATGTTGTAAACGGTAAGTTTTACGTTGGAAGCACCACTGACACACGCGAACGATTCCGCACACACCGCTCTCGTTTGCGCAAGGGCGTGCATCACTGTCGCCACCTCCAAGCCTCTTGGAACAAGTATGGAGAAGACTGTTTTAAGTTTGAAGTTCAAGAAGTGATTGAAGATGTTTCCCAGCTTTGGGAAGTTGAAGAACGCTGGCTTGCAGAACATTTTGGCAAGAGCTATTGCTATAACGCAGGAAGATCTCCAGACGCCCCCATGCGTGGACGCACAGGCGAAACTAGCCCAAATTTTGGGCGCACATGGTCTGGTGATGTTCGAGATCAAATCTCTGCCACCCTCAAAGACTTCTACGCGCAAGACTACTCCAATCACCCGCGTGTAGGAAAGACGCATACTGAAGAAACCAAGGCCAAGATCAGCGCTAAAGTCCAGCAAGCCGTAGCCGAAGGCCGGGGCGGTGCGTTCATTCCTTCAGATGAAACCCGCAAAAAGATGTCGGAGTCCCTGAAGGGCAATCAGAACGCTCTCGGATGCAAGCGAACAGAAGCAGAGCGCGAAGCCATCCGCCAGCGTACTTT